TACGAACTTTGATTTGTCTTTTGTCTAAACCATTTAGATAACCACGTTCAGCCGCAGACTGTACGCCTTCTATAAGTTTAGCTAATGCAGGTAGATTATTTAGAAATCGTTTCTTAACTTTACCTGCTTCTTTAAGTGGTTTGTTTATTACTTCAGCCACTCGTTTAACTGAACCACCATAGAGTAGGCAATAGTAGAAACGCTTTGCAAGGTCTCTACTTTCTAATCCTGCAAGTGTTTGTGTTTCACTATGTATGTCTCCTTCAAGTACAACTTTAGTGTAAGCACCATTGTCAAACTTAGACATAAAGTGGCACAACATTCTAACTTCAAGACCTGATATATCTATGCCTACTAATCTCTTACCTTCTGGTACTGTAAACAATTCTCTACATTCTTTACCAAAAGGTGCAGACGTACTTGGTACTTGTCCTAAATTAGGAAATGAATGACTTGCTCTTGATGTAACACAAGAGTTTGTATTACAAGTGCCATGAATTTTACCATTACGTTCATGCTTTAACCAAGCCTGTGAACCATTTGCTATCTGTGCAATTCTTTTGTTTAATAAAAAGTGTTCACATAATATTTTAGCTTCAGGGTATGGAAGTTTAGATAATATACTGTCATCTAATTTAGCTTTACCATCACTGGTAAATTCTTGTGCGTCCCAACCATACTTATTTTTTAATCTTTGTGCTACATGGTGTCTGCTTGATGGATTGAATACAGTAACTTGGTCTTTTAATCTCTTACCTGTTTTTGTAGACCATCTTTCAGTTACGATAGGCTCAAACACACCTTGTAATTCTTCAGCTAACTCTGCTTGTCTTGCTTTTAATTTAACAGATAAGGCTTCTGCTTTTTCTCTATCAAACGTAAAGCCATGTTGTTCTTGTTTAAATATTAGTGAGGCTACTTCATGTTCTAAATCCATAGCCTCTTGGGAGTAACCTTTTTCTTCTAAAACTTTGTATAGTTTGTAAGTAACTTCTGTATCTTGCTTACAATACTCAAGCATTTCAGGTGTGAATGTTTGCCAATCAGTTTCTATCTGTTCTTTGTATTCACCTATTCTATTGCCCCATGCTTTTAATGAGTGTTTACCTATACAATCTTTTGGAAAATCTTTTTTTGAAAAGTCACTTTCTTTAATGTCTGCAAATACTAATCTTGTACCCACTAACGTGTCAAAAATTTTGCCCCTAAATGTAGCGGAAAATAATTTCTCTAATACAGGAATATCAAACTTAATAATGTTATGACCTACAATAAGCTCTGCTTCTTCTAGTTTCTTTACAGCAGTCTCATTGTCTAATGTTAGTATCTCTCCTGTGTCTATATCTTTAAGTACAATGCAATGTACCTTATCGCATAGATGTAGAAATCCATTTGTTTCTATATCAAAAACGTATCTCAAAGTTTTACCTTCTTAATCTTTAATACGTTTACTGAAGGCATAGTAGTCACATTACCTACGTCACCTAATGTACCATCATCATTAAAGTTAACGTCACCTGCAATTACATGAACATCTTTGTCTGCTCTTAAAAGCCAACCTGCTGTAATACAGATTGTAACTTTGCTTGACTTAGCTTCTTTTAATGAAGTCCAAATGGCAGAGCTATTAATATCTTTCCAATAGCAATGCACAAATGGTGCGTTTAATATTTTTTTATTTATTATTGGTAGTTTCATAATTAATGTAGTGTTTCTAATAAGACTTCAACTTTCCAAGCCGCTTCTTCTCCACTTAACGCCATAGAAGTTAAGGTATCTTGCAACATGAAAGCAGTTTTAATACTCCCTATTTTTATTACTTGTGGTTTGTGTGTTGATTTTACTTTTGCTAGTGCATCTGCTACTAGACCAGACCAAAACAAAGCATCTTTCTTTTGCTTTGCTGTAACTCTTTTAGTAGTCATCTAATACGTCAGGTGTTGTTTCTGACAGACAACCAGTGTCTAAATCATATAACAATGTACAGGCTTTACCTGTTTCACCACTAAACCTATTCTTTAGTATGGTTAGATTTGCTAATTTTTTATCTGATTTAATATCTCTATTAATCCCTATAATTAAATCTGATAACTGACCTATTGAAGCTGAACCACGAAGACTATTCATAGTTACTTCTTTGCCATCTTCAAAACCTTTATCGCCTTCTGACCTACGAAGGTGAGATATAAGTATTACACCTATGCCTGTTTCTTCTACAAGTGTTCTTAATTTACTTACAAAATAATCAATTAGTTTTCTTTCATCACTTGTGTGTTCGTCTCCAAGTGCAGACAATGCCATGTGTAAATGGTCTAATACTACAAAGTCTACTTCACATGACTTTGCTAAATATCTTATTTTATTGAGAAGGCTATCGGCGACTGTGTTGCCAAAATGGTTATATAAATAAAAGTTCCCATTACCAATAGTAGATTTAAAAGTTTCTTGTAGTTGTGTTTCACTTATTCCTTCTCTTGTTAAATGCAAAGGTTTCTTTAGGTGTACACCCATGATACCTAATGCACTTCGTTTAATGCTTTCTTCTAATGCAATGTAGCCAACACCAAAATCTTGTTTCAATAAATCTAATGCAACATGTCTACAGAAAGATGATTTACCTACACCTGTACCTGCTGTAATAGTTGTTAGTTCACCTTTTCTTAATCCATGTGTCTTATCATTAAGAGATTTAAAAGGGTATTGTGCAGTGACATAGTTATCTTCTTTCATTATGTCATCAAAGATTTCTGAACCTAAAACAATACCATCAGGTCTATATGGTTTTGCATTCCACATAGCTTTTTTAAGTTCTTCTGTTTTATTTGCTAACAACATTTCGTTAGCGTCTTTAAGTGGTAGAGAAGCAATCTTGGCTTTATTTGGGGTAAGAAGTTTAGCACATTCTAACGCCGCCTTTTGCCCATGTTCGTCTTGGTCGAACATAAAGATTACATTCTCATAACCCTCCAAGAAATCGAGAGATTTTTGAATATCTTTTTTTGCACCTGCCGCACCTGTTTTGATAGAGACAAAATCAAAATCATTACCAAAGGCTTGACTGATTGATAAACAATCTATCTCACCTTCAGTAACAGTTATGTATTTACCTCTACCTCTACAAGTTTCTTGTCCAAACAATCCTGCTTCTTTTGGATTGCCTAACCATTGAAAATCTTTGGAAGGGTATCTTAATTTTTGTGCAACTAATTCTTTGCTATCATTATAATAATTAGCAATATGACAAGGACGTGCAAACCATGCACCTACTTGATAGTTATATTTTTGTACTGTGTCTAAATTAATTTTTCTTTTATTGAGAGGCAAGTGTTCGCCTTTAATAAAATTACTTTCTTGTTTTGTAATTGGTGTTAACTCCATTGTTGATTGTCCTTGTGTTGTTGTGTTACATGAAAAACAATAAGCATGTCCGTCAGAGTAAACAGAGTTTGCGTCTGACGAATTGCAGTTGTCACATGATGTGTGATATAAAAATTCGCTTTCGGTTTGGGTCATAAAATTTTTTGGGTAATATATTTAGGGAAAGGGTAACTTCAGTCTCCCTCCATTACCCCATAAATACGAAACGCCCCTAGCTATTTCTAACTAGGAGCGTCTCAATCAACAATCGAGTGTACATCAAAAGACATACACGATTTAGAGTTAATTGCATTTCTGCAACCCACTACCTCAACTTTGTACTTCTTTTTCAACTTTTTTACAAGTTCTCTAAGTGAAGAGTATTGTTGAAATGTAAAGTTAGTGTCGAGATTTTGTCCATCATCAGATAAGCCTCCTACGAGACCTATTGCGATAGAATTTTGATTAGTAATTAAAGGTTGGTTTATAGGCAATATAGCACCAGACATATCCTCTGGTCTTCCTTCTTCTATTGTACCATCTCTTTTAATTACAAAGTGAAAGGCATTATGAAAGAAACCTTCTTTCCTATGTAACAAAGTTATATCCTTTGCATTTAAGTCTTCACTAGATTTTGTTTTGGTTGAATGAACAACTATAAAATCGGTTCTTGCTCTGTAATTATTGTCCATTTAACCACTCCAATGGAATATGTTTGTCAGCATATTTAAAACCATACTTGTCACACCACATAGCGTAAGTTGTTGAAGATTTTTTTGATATTCTGCTTCGTGAATTACTAAAGACAAATCTAATGTCTTTCTCTGGGTGTTGTTCTTTGATAAGACGCATTTTTTGTCTATCTGCTGAAGTAAACAATCCTTTTGTTTCTATAAATATATTTTGTTCTTTAAGGTAAAAGTCTGGGGTATAAGAATGAGCTTTCTGTGGTTTAACATACGTTAGTTTAACCTTCTCATAATCATACTTTACACTATTAGCGTCTAACTCTTGTGAGATAGCTATTTCTAGCCCAGACCTAAAACCATATTTAAGTCCTACTTGATTAGAAGTCAGTTTCGCTCTGCTGTACTTCATTCTCAAATGTTTCTACTTCTGGTGCAACATAACCATCTTTAATTTCGTCAAAGCCATGCCCTTTTGCTCCTGCACCTGCTCCGCCTTCAACTAACTTAGTTATTTGCACTGCCTTTAATCTCAATGAAACACCTGCTCCTGCCATTGCAGTGTAGTAAGGTATCATGTCAGCAGAAACTTTCATTTCTGAACCTGACCATACTTGCTCTTTCATAGGTGTTCCTTTGCTATCAAAAATTGGTATCTTGATGTCTATTACGTCACCAGACTTCATCATAATTTTTGCTTTAGCTTTGAATTTAAAGATTATGTTTCCAGTTGGTTTACCTTCTACATACTCTTCTTCAAAAGGCATGTTTGCTGTTTTTGGGGGTTTACCTTTAGACTTTTCTTTTGCCATTTCTAAAGATGTTTTCATCTCGTCTTTAATAGACTTAATGATTGATTGTGCGTCAGACCCTTTGATAATTAGGTTAGTCTTAAAGTGACCACCATTCTCCTTATCAAATTTAGTGTCTGGCGTATTTAACCAACAATACTGTGATACACCTACAGGTGTTACAATTTTGTTGTATGTTTGTTTACTCATAGTTTTCCTTATTGTTATTGTTCTCTGTGTTTTCTCTTTTGATTGTTGATTTACTAATAGTGTAACTTTACTATGCAGGTGTGCATAGGTTTAGGCAAAGAAAAACTTGGATTGATATAGTAAACCTAACTCCAAGTCTCCACTTTCAGGTATTGCAGGTAATTTGCCTCTAGTTTCATCATCTAGCAATCTTCCTACATCTTCCTTAAATTTGCCTAATAGGTCTTTGCTAAAAGTCTCAACAAACGCTTCTCTGATAGATAGATTTAGCTTATCTACATCACACGCATGTGTTGCAAAACTGTCATGCACATTACAAAAATTATCAATGCCTTTTGCTTTTGCAATATTTACAGTTTTAATCATACAAGCACTATCCAAACTATGAACGTAGTTTGCCGCAACAGCATTTCTACTTCTTAACTTGTCAGTTTCTTTTGTCTCCTCTTTTATCTGCGGTGCAAACACCTCTCCCATTAAATGAGAACGTACTCTTTTACTTTTCATTTCTGGGTAATATTGAAACACTGGAAAGCCTACAGGTGTAACCCAGTGAATAGGAATACCCTCTTTTGCAATTACCTTTGCATTGTTTTGTAAGTAGTCCATACCAACCCTAGCAGATTTTAAGTTCTCACCAATACTTGCCCAAATAATTTTAGACAGATATGTTGCAGGTTTAAACATGTCATCAAATGGGTGCATTTCTCCTTTGTCTTTTCTTTTAGTTAAATCTTCCACTACAAAGTCAGTGCAAGAGTATCTAGTTGACCCATAACAGATTGTCATAATAGGTCTTTTACAAGTAGAACGCTTGACACCATAGTCCAACCATTTTTGTGCCATTGGGTCTCCTTCACTAGCTTTCACTTTCAAAGTTTTAATTACTTCGTTAGCTACTAATTGGTAAATGTCTTGTGGTACATCACTAGGCAAACAATTAACTAACTTACCTGCAACTTTGTCTTTTAATAACAATGAATAGATTTGTAACCCATTACAAGAGCCATCAACATTGACAGGTATATGAGAAATAAACCCATCACCTGTTTCATGGTATCTTTTCCACTCATCACAAAAGGCTAGAAATTGAAAAGGATTATCTGCGTCCTCCCATTGTCTATTAGCAATAGGGTCTTCAGCACATTCAGTTATCCATTGTAGGTTATCATAAGACCATTGTTCTCTGTCTTCAAATGACACTTTATCATTACCCCACATATTAGAACCATGTACGGCTAACCAGAAAACACCTCTATTCTCTTCTGTAATAGCTTTACCTTGACTAAAATTAAGTAATGCTTTTGCACCATTAATAGACTGATAATTAAGAAAGGCAGGTACACAATAAGCTCTACCTCTAAAGTCTAATTGTAATGGAAAGTACAATGTAGCATACTCTTTAAACTTCTCTGCCAACCATATAATTTTAGCATATAGAAGTCTTTTAGACACCATTCGGTTATTCTCTGTGTGGATTATGACACTATCTTTTTTAAACTTTTTAAGTGCCTCTGGGTTAGTTTCTATGTCATGGGGTTTGTTGGGTAAGTCAAGGTTCTTGATAGGTGGCATACCTCCAATAGAAAGTCCTTTGTCCCAAGCATTCTGCATAACAGATAAAATAAATGGATTAATCTTATAGGCTGTACTTTGCATAAGATTGACCGCAGTAGTCACTTCTGGCATAGCACAGTTCTCCATTTCATTATTAAACTTTTTACCTTTTTGCTTAACTAGGTCTAATTCAGGCATTTCTTTAGTCCAATAGCCATGACCTGTAACTTTGCCGTCCATTACGCTTTTAGGAGGCATTACCATAGGCAAATACTCTGGGTTTATTACGATTATCTATCCATTCTTTAGTTTTAGCCGTTTGTTTAATAACTTTGACAGTTTTATGCTTATGCTGTTCAGTAGTTATTTCTACAAGACCTGTGCTTTCAATTAACAAAGATATTAACTCCATTCCTACATGCAGTCTTTCAGTGGTACTCCATTCCTCCCACCTCATAACTTCGTCTCTTTTGGCACTTTCTCTTAATTTACGTCTTTTGTAATTATAATTCCAAGACCTTTTATCTAAATCTTTTTTGACAGTTTCGTATAACTCTGGGTTTAGTCCTTTAAAATTTTTAAGACTAATTTCAGTTTCAATACGACCACCTAAAGTTATAGCAGTGGCAGTAAGATTTTTAGTATTAGTAATAGTATTGATTACATGTTTAGCAGTTATCAATGCTACAATCTTTGGGTCTACTTGGGAGATGTATTTGAGAGCAATGGGTGTTTTAGAATGAACATTGGCTATTGATTGTTCAACCCATTCTGCAATGGCTATTGCTAGTGGACGTATTGTATTTGCTACAATAACTTTTCCGTAAGATGTGACGCTTTCCTCTTCACGTTCAATGTGTGAGAGCCTCCTCTTATTTGTCCTATTCATTCCAAGTTCGGCGGACATCTTTTCGGTTTGTACTTGGTCTTGGTAGGTCGGCATTATTTCTAATATCTTCATGTATTCTCCTGTTTGTTGATTGATGCAACTGCGGAATGACCTACAAATTAGGTTCACTCCTTTGCTATTTTGTTTTGGTTGTGATAGAGAATAGTTGTTGAGTTTACTTGTAAAAACAATCTTGGGGCAACGTGGCGGAATGGTTACGCAGAGGATTGCAAATCCTATTGCACCCATGCACACCTGTATACGCCATTATTACTAACATTGTCATTACTAACTTTTCAACTATCCTCATATCACAACTTATTCTTAAGCGGATTTATTTATTCCGTTAAGAACATTTACTGCTCCCATTAAGTTATTTGGTATTAAATGAGAGTATCTTTTTATCATCTTCCACGACTTGTGACCTAACATTTGACCAATCATGTGTAATTCAACCTTACCAGATTGTGCTAAACGTGTTGCACAAGTGTGCCTCAAGCAATGAATGACAAACTCTTTGTCATCTTCAAGGTTCATTGCTTTACGCAAACGTCTCCAAGTATTTTCACAAGTCCAATATTTTAAATGTGAAAACACAAGGTCGTTTCTTTCCGCTTTTATTAACAACTTAAGAACAATAGACTTAGCACGTTCTGTTAGTGGTACACCTCTAGGTTCACCATTCTTAGTGACACTAGCAGGTAAGTTAACAACATAGTTTCCATTGTTGTTATGAACCATCAACTTCTTAATAGATAACGCTTCGCCTAGTCTCATACCTGTATCAATTAAGAACAAATAAAATTCCAAATAGTCAACCATATTCCACTCGGTTAACAATCGGATAATTTCCTGCTCTTCCATTGGTTCAAGGTATCGTTCTCTACCATTGTTTTCTGTCTGCCATTCAATATGAGGCATTCTATCAAGATGATAGATAGACTGTCTCTGATTAGCAAACCTTAACATCTTACTGATTGATGAAAGATAACGATTGATAGTAGCAGGAGCAAAACCTCTGTCCTCCAACGTATCAATTATATTCTCAATGTGAGTATCGTTAACTTCAGTTACAAGCATACCCTTGCCAAGCATTTCAATTACTTTCTCGGCTCGTGTAGATTGCAACTTCTCCCAACCTTTAAGAGTTAATTTGCGGTGTATCTCCGTTAACAACTTTACATTTCGTTGTTGCATATAGACCTCCGCTTTTCATTGTTATTTAACCCAACTCAAAAGAGTGCTATGAACTCTTTTGCCTTTTGATGTAAGACGCACAAGTTTTCTACGTCTTTCCATTGGGTCTTCAAAAGTTTCTAATAGACCTACACCAATCTTTTTGTGTCTGTTAATGTCCCCTAACTTATAGGCATTTCGTGACACTGAAGATTGAGATATGTCTAACTCTTCACTTATAGTTTGCATGGCAACTCCTTCTTTTCCGCCATGTACCGCAACAAATAAAAACACAGCAATAGCCTGTGCCTCTATTTGAGTGTCAAACTTTCGCATCTCTTCTATTATTTTTAATAGATTTAGTCCGCTACTCATTTTCTTTCTACCTTTCTACGTTGTCTCTTTTTGTTTCGTAGTGAAGCCAACCACACTACGATTAATTATGAGAAGTAAATCCTCAAATATCCTATATCCAAGATAGTCTCATAATTGTCTTTTGTTATGTTTAGATTACTCCAATTACTATATTTTTCAATATAGACTTTAAAAAGAATAAAATTGATATACATATTATTTACTCCTAGTAAAGTTTTAATTGATTTTTCGTCATATATAATCTTTGGCTAGTCCACCAAGATACACCATGACCATAATAAGCACCTGATTGGTTAAATGAAAACATTAAACCTCCTTTCTTTTTGCTAATATCTAAAATCATTCTAAAGTCCTATTCGTTTGCACATTATTTGTACAGTAGGAATTAATGAGTTATCAACATGCAAAATACGCCGTCTAGTCCATAGAAGGCGTTTCGGTTATTAAAACCTCGTCAGTTTTGCTTTTTAAAAGTCAACACATCAACATGAGTTTGTCTAAGTTTAATTAACTTTGCAACTGCATCAGTTATATCTTGGTCTGTTGCCTCAATAGATAACAACTCAATACTTTTAACTAATGTTCTAATAGTTTTTATGACTGTATCTTTTTTTATAAAAATATAATCACCCATGTGTTCATTTTTAGCCATTACTCCTCCGTTGTTGATTTTTGTATCTCGTTTGTAAGTGCAATTATTGGGGGTGTCTTTGCCTCAATAATATTCTCTATTAACTGCACTGCCTTAAAGCCGACCCTATGTGGTGTCAAAGCGTCATACTCTTCTAGTGACCTTGTCTTTACCAGAAATGATAGTACCTGTTTTTTTAGTTTCCAATTCACCGTCTAGTCCTTTTGTTGATTTCTTTTTGTTGCCAAAAATAGCGTCCCACCCCTCCTTATATTTTTTGGAGGGGATATGAACGCCGTCTCGTATTTTATAAGATTTAAAACCAGACATTACAGTTTGCAGTCCTTTAAATCTTCTTTGGCTTTCTCTGCAATAAATTCTAGTTCCATTTTTAGACATTCACCTAGCATGTCTTTGACCATGTGTTTGCAATATCCTTCATAAAAAAGTCTATTGATACAAACTTGTATTACTTGCATTAAAAAAATACATGAGCTTGTTTTAGACTTCTCAAACCATTTATTGCTTAGTATGTTTTTTACTAATCTAAATGAGTTGTCCACTGTGTAGTCCATAAGCAGACTATAAGCATTTTTTGGTGATTGTTTTTTGATTGCTTTTTTCGGCATAGTGTCTCCTATTGTTGATTGTTGATTTGACTTTATAAAAAGTCTCAAAGCCTACCGCATTGAATAGGCTTTAAGTCTGTTTATTTAATTGCTATAAATTAAATTAGCCTCTTTATCTTCAATAGCTTTCCATTTTGCTTTAGCTTTCTAGTAAGTCCCAAAGATTAGTGCTTTCGTTCCATAAGTTTTTTTTCTTTAGGTCTCGTAATCCTAAAACTACTAAACCTAATTGTTTTTTGTTAAGCATATTAACTCCGTTGATTGTTGATTAAATAAAAACGCCGTCTAGTCCTAAGACCAAACGGCGTAGTACCTCCATTAGTATTTACTAAAGTATTTTTTCTGCAAAATTTCCAGTTTATCTTCAGCAGATAAAACCTCCATCTCTGCAAGTGCTTCAGTAAATATAGGTTCTTGACTATCAAGCAGAGAGCGTCCCTGCTTGGTGTAGCCTATAGCCTCTATTTTAGCTTCCTCAAGTTCGCCTTCTATGATTTGACAACCTAGTCCAATCATCAAGATACTTTTTTGACTGGAAACTTAATCACATTTGAAGGCTTACGCAGTGAGGCTCTGACCTTTTGAACTACTTTAGTAGCCAGATAACACTCCGCCAACTCTTCAAGAGTAAACAAAGATAATTGTTTCATAGTGTACTCCATATTGTTGATTGTTGATTTGTTGCAACTGCAACAGACTAGCGAAGATATACTCCTCAAAATATCTTGACCGCATAAGTCATCAAGGTAATTTTGATTTGCTCCGCTAGTTTCGACTATAAAAGTCTCATCAGTGTTGCTATTTGTTAGAGTTTGTTTTTGAACACTTTAAACACTCTGTACCCTGTTCACTCTGAATAACATAAAGACAATCAACATCTATTGTCTTCTCAGTAAATTCAGCCTCACAACTGATACAACTCCAACCGTCTGGATATGCCTCTACTACATCTTTACCGTATAAATAATTTATTTTGTGTTCTACCATAATATTTTGCCTTCCGTATTACCCGATAAGATGTTTTCGTCATCTTCTTTTAAATTTACTATGTAGTCACAGACCTTACTAGCTAACTCTTCATTTAATTTTATTTCATAAGTCGAGCCGTCTGGTCGTTCTACAAATACGCCCCATTCATTTAATTTCATTAATGACCCCCTTTTGAATAACCGCCGTTTAATCTTTGACGCTCTGCAAGTCTTTCATTTCTGAATTGTTGCTCTTTCTCTGCCTCTTCGTCTTTCCATTTTTGGAAATATTGGTTTTTTAAATCTTCCTCAATTACATTGTTTGAGCCGTTTAAATCTGCCAATTTATAAAGACCTGCTTTTATCTTTTTTCTAGTGTCAGCAATACATTCACCAAGAAATTGATTTCTGTATTTGCCTGTAGTTACTGAATAATCCCAGTAATTCTTGTCAAGCGTTATGCAGTCAAAATTCTTTTTTGCAATAATTGTATTGTATGATTGAAAGAATGAATTTCCAAAATCATCATGTATTATATTTTGATTTGCAACAGGTTTTCCGCTTCTTTCACTTGTCATTGGTTCAATGTTCATAGTTATTAACTCCGTGTTGATTGTTGATTGATTGTTGAAGGCATGGCGTATCGCTACGCCATACCAAGTGATTATTTATTTAGGCAGTAATCCAACCTTCTTGGATTGCTGAATGAAACAGTTTCAAACGCTCTGAACCTGTTGCCTTTT